GCTTGCAGCCTTATGTCGCCGCTATAGCGCACTTCAAGCGAACAGAGGCCCGGCCCCAGCATCAACCGCCGCGATCCTCGCCTTGGCGATCTCAACGTATTCCGCCTCGCGTTCGATGCCGATGAACCGGAAGCCCTCAAGGGTCGCGGCCTTGCCCGTGGAGCCGCTTCCCGTGAACGGGTCAAGCACAACGCCGCCGGGTGGCGTGACGAGGCGGCAGAGGTAACGCATGAGGTCGGTGGGCTTCACGGTGGGGTGGTGGTTGCGGCGCGGGGACGGCGAGACAAAAGAAAAATCGTCGTGGCCGCAATGAGGCTTACTTGTCTTTGGGTCACAAAAGGTGTCTCCGCAGACGTTGCATTTCCGAACCCAAGCAGACTGGTCTGCACGATCTCGCTCCGCCAGCCCCTCGCACCCTTCATCCCGATCCGCCTTGCTCGCCTTGGCGCAGTAGAAGAAGCGGGCGGCAGAGCCGGAGTCGGCGCGGCCCATTCCGCCCATCGTCCTACGCCTTCCTCCGAATCCGGCTTGGCAATCAGCGTGCGAGTTGTTGCTGTTGCCGTTCGCTTGCGGAAACAGCCCCACCACCTCCTCGCTGCCGTCGTGGATGAGGTTCGCTGGCCAGCGGCCGAGGCCGTCATCAAGATTCGTGGTCTTTGATTTCCAGCCACCGTCAAATCCGTTTGTCTCTTGATGGCGAGCAAGCTTCCGGCCGCCTTCTGACTTCTGATCGCCGGATGCGATTCCCACCCTGCACCCATCCACGTTGATCGCCCCCGTGCCATGCGTCAGCACGTTCTCGGCGACGGTGCCGACGAGCGGCTTGCGGGCCACGATGATCGGCTCCCAGGCGGGCTTCAGGGCCGTGCCCCAGCCTTGCCATTCGCCTTTGAGGTTGTGCGACTTAGGGAAGCCGCTGCCGTACACCCACATGACGCAATCCCGAATCTCCCAGCCAGCGTCCTCAATGGCACACGCGAGCCGGTGATAGGTGCGAGTCCCGCCGAACGCGAGCAGGTGGGCTCCTGGCTTCGCCACGCGGAGAGCTTCGGCCCAGAACTCCACGCCCGGCACGCCGTGATCCCAGCCCTTGCCCATGAAGGACAACCCGTAGGGCGGATCGCTCACGATGGCGTCAACGCTCTCGGCGTCGAGCGTCGCCATGACTTCGCGGCAGTCGCCGTGATGGATCGTGAAGGCCATAGCGCGAATGTACGCGCGATGTCCAGTTCCGAAATGCCCTCAACCGCCGGGCGCGACGCTAGGTTCGCTCAGTAGCGCACCGGCGGCTCTGGCATCGGCATCCACGCGACCGGCTCTTTCACAACGCCACCATCCGAGCAGCAAAATTGCAGCCCCATATGGCCTTTCAGCCAGTAGGTTGCGGGTTGAACTCCAAGCCGCTTCAGCCTGTAGTGCTTGTGGCGCGTGTTCGACCACTCGTATCGACGGTGGGCGACAATGACACGCTCGCCGCGTTCCGGCAGACGCTTCTCAACGCTGATCCACTTTGCCATGACCGTCTCTGATTTCAAGAGCGCACCACGCCCCGCTCGTCGGCCAGTCAATGCCGTCAGCAGCGGGGCGTGGTGGCGTTATCTGCGGCGTGTTGTGCAACTATCCGGCAATTCCGGTGGGTTCGCTCAGACGAGCAGGCTCGTCAATTCGTAGGGGATCAACTGCCGTATTTCTTCCAGAATCTTCGCCGTCTCCTCGCTCGGCTCGCCATGCTTACAGATCGCCCGGCAGCGGTTGTCGATCAGTTCCAACGCTATCAGCGCCTCGCGGCCTGCCAGAGCGTACCGATGCTCGCGGGCGTCGTCCGTGTCGCTCAGGTCGAATCGTAGCGTGGCGTGTGCCATTTTCGCCTTTCGCGAAAAGCGATCCCGGCGGGGTCGCAAAACCGGTTTATCTGTCCGGTCGCTGTCCGCCGGGATCGCCCTGATCGTATCCGAGATCGTTCGTGAAGCGTATCGTTTTTGATACGTTTCGGGAACGCTCTCCTGGTGCAAGAGCGCACTTCAGGAATCCGCCAGCCACGCCTTGGCCCGCTCAATCACCTTCGACGCCCGGCGTGATCTGGCCCGGTCTTCGGCATCGCCTCCGTAACTACCGGCGTACAGTTCCGCCACGCTGACGATCTCCTGCACCAGCGACCTATCCGCGACTAGGGCATAATCCTTTTCGGACGCTAGTTCGCACAGGGCAACCGCCGATGGCTGGCGACCGTCGGCAGCCGGGCCATGTGCGTACCAAATCCAATCCGACGAAACGCGAAACGGTTTCATACGTCCTCCAGCCATTTCTTGGCCCGCTTTGCAATGTTGCTGGCAACCAGTTTTTCCGATGCCGTCCTTGGCCGCTTCAGGAACTCTTCAGCCATCACCATGATCTCCCGCACGGCCGACATATCCTTCGGGTCGATTCGCACATACCGGCCGTTTGTGCAACGGTGCAGGTAGTTGCGGATGGTGTCGGCATCGTCCATCGCACCAGACAAGGCCAGCCCATAGCGAGCCTCCAGCCAGTCGTAACTGACGCGGAAAGGCTCGCGCGAATGACCGTCTGGACTTGGAAATACCCACGCCATCGTCGCCTCCGAACATCACAAACCAAACCGCCAACACCACTATTGTATCCAATCGGATACAGGATGTCAAGCCCTTTAGTTTTTCGGGGGATTCGCAAACTTCTCGGCGTCGGCCCGCCTGACGAAGTTTTGCCCGTCGATGCAGACAGCCGGGAAACGGCCTTGGGCAATTAGCCGATTGATGTAGGCCCGCGTCACGCCTGCGATGGCCGCTGCGGAGCCTATGCGAATGTATTCGTCAGGGTCGATTCGTTTTGCCATGCCCCGATTGTACCCAGTCGGATACGGCAGGCAATCGGCACGACCGTCTCTAAGGTGAAGAGCGCAATTCGTCCACCATCTTGATCCGTTCCCCGATCCACCGCATGACCGGCACGGCCATTGAGTTGCCCAACGCCCGGTAGCGCGGCCCGTCTGCGGCGGGCTTCTTGCGATACTCAATCGCCGTAAAGTCATCGGGAAATCCCTGAAGCCGTTCGCATTCTCGCGGCGTGAGGCGGCGCACGGCCATTGGCGGCGAATGCAGCACGTTGCTTGGCCTGCTCGGCCTATTTTCGCCCTCTGCCCTAAGAGTCCCGCAAACCTCGTCCTGCGTCCAAAAACCAGGGCCGGACTCTCGCATAGCCACCACGCCGACGCCTTGGTGGCTCCCGTCGCTGTGTCCGCTCGCAGGCAGGCAATCAGTGCGGTCGCCGGTCATCCATGCTGGCTGGTTGCTGTAGCCGCTGTAGGTGAAGCCTTGGGCCACGGCCACCGCCTGCGTGCAGCACCCGCCCTTCGAGCCACACCCCATAGCGTGCGTCGAGCCGTCCATGCTGCTGATCGGGTCTTGGGTGGGGTGGAATGCGACTACGGCCGTCTGCCCCTCGTCGCAGGTCGTGTTGATGCCCTTGCCCATGCGGGCCGTGAGCGGGTTGGCTACTTGGGGTGCCGCGAGGACAACGTCGTCCTGCCCTCTGGATTCGCCGCATCGTTCGACGCCCCTGCCGCTGCTTGTAAGGCTTGCCGCAGTTGAGCGGGCAACTCCTTCCCACGCTTTTCCGCGCGTCGGAGGATTCCCAAACACGCTTTCTGGCTCAAAAAGTACCGCTGCGGCACGTCGCCAGTCTCCAAGGTGGCCGACAACGAACACACGACGGCGACGCTGGGCGACTCCATGCCATTGAGCGTCAAGAATTCTGTAGGCGAACCCATACCCGAGTTCGCCCAACGCCCCGAGGAAGGTTCCAAAATCCCGTCCTTTGCCGCTACTGAGCACGCCCGGGACGTTTTCCCAAACGATCCATTTGGGCTGCATGACAGCAGCAAGCTGGACGAATCGGAGGGCCAGGTTGCCACGCGGGTCAGCCAATCCTCCTCGAAGCCCTGCGACTGAGAAGGATTGGCATGGGGTGCCTCCCACGAGAAGGTCAACTGGGCCGTAGCCATCAAGCATCTCCTCCGTGATCTTGGTCATGTCACCCACATTCGGGAACCCGAAGCGGTGCTCGACAACGGCGGCCGGGAACGGCTCTATCTCGCTCGTCCATGAGCACTGCCAGCCCAGCGGCTGCCATGCCACATGAGCCGCACCGATCCCATCGCACACGCTGGCGTATCGCATAGCGCGGTTATACGCAGCGTGTCGAGTTATGAAATGCCCCGAATTGCGCTAGGTTGTGGGGAGAGGGCACTACGGCGCGACGGGCCACGGAATCGGGCCTTCGCCTGAGTAGACGCTCGGCAGATCGCGGAGCGATTGGCGATATGCGGCCCACGCGGCCCGCTGCG